GTTGTCAAAATTATAAATAAAAAAATGAAGGTTAAGTGGTTAACTAGAAGATTAGTAGACGAGGTGTTTCCAAATTTATTAGATTGAATATGATTAATACAAAAAGGACAGTAAGTGCAAGTATAATATTGAGTGAAGATTATGGCATTGATGATAATGGTTGTAATCTTGTTGTGTATTCTAAAAAGACACAGGCGTGGTTTGACCGTACTATGAGAATGAGAAATGGTATATTGTTGATGGGGCATAATACATATAAGCAATTATTTAGTATATTACCAGAAGATTATATGAAGTATGTTGTGACTAATAATGAAATAACATATGATGAGAAATCATTTAAGATTAATATATCTGATTCATTGTCGTGGTTGTCCGATCATTCACATATGAATGTACATATTATTGGTGGGTATTATACATATATGACATATTGGAAATATATTAATATGTTTTATATTGCGACAGTATTAGATAAAAAAATAAATAGTAATTTATATATAGAGAGGGATTATATGGAAGAAATGGAATCTAATTTCGAACAGACTTTCTGTAAAGAAAGTGATAATTTAGAATTAAGAATAATGGTAAGAAAATAGATGCCTATATATACATTTAAAAATAATGATACGGACGAAGTATTCGATAAGTTTATTAGTATATCTGAAAAGGATGTATTTTTATCAGATAACTCTAATATAAAACAAATAATTGGTGCTCCTAAGATAATATCTGGTAGGGGTGATATGAAAGTCAGTGAGGGGTTTAAAGAGGTACTTTCTAAAGTTGCAGAGAATAATCCTTATACCCCACTTGCTGAGAAGTTGGGTGGTAGGGACGCGAAAACTGTAAAGAATACAGAGATTATTAATAATGCAAGAAAGAAAAGCGGTTTAATTTAAAATTGAGAAAGGAGAAGTAAAAATGGGTAATATTATTGGTATTGATTTGGGTACTACTAATTCATGTGTAGCTGTATTAGAGAATGGTAAGGCAGTAGTAATTGAAAATGGTGAAGGTTCTAGGACGACACCATCTATAGTTTCACATTCGGATTCGGAAATATTAGTAGGACAGTCGGCTAAGAGACAATCGGTGACTAATCCAAAAGATACATTGTTTGCGGTTAAGAGATTAATTGGCAGAAAGTTTAAAGATGATGCAGTTCAAAAGGACATATCTATGGTGCCTTATGACATTGTAGAGGCGGATAATGGTGATGCGTGGGTAAAATCTGGTGGTGAGTTATTATCTCCCCCAGAAATTTCATCAAAAATTTTAATGAAATTAAAAAAAGATGCGGAGTCGTATTTGGGTTCTGATGTAACACAGGCAGTTATTACTGTTCCTGCTTATTTTAATGATTCACAAAGACAGGCAACAAAGGATGCTGGTAAGATTGCAGGACTAGATGTTATGCGAATTATCAATGAACCTACTGCGGCAGCTTTATCTTATGGTTTAGATAAGGGTGATGTTACTGATGATAAGGTAGTTGCTGTTTATGATCTTGGTGGTGGTACTTTTGATGTTTCTATTATTGAGATGTCGAATGTGGATGGGGAATATTCCTTTGAAGTATTGTCTACTAATGGTGATACATTTTTAGGTGGTGAGGATTTCGATTTACGACTTATTGATTATCTCTGTGATGAATTTAAAAAAGAAAATGGTGTAGATCTTCATAATGATCCTATTGCATTACAACGATTAAAAGAAGCGGCAGAGAAGTGTAAAATTGAGTTGTCATCGACTCAAGAAACTGAAGTAAATTTACCATATATTACTGCGGATTCTACTGGTCCTAAACATTTAAATGTTAAGATTTCACGTTCTAAATTGGAGAAGATGGTATCTGAATTAATTGAACGTACAAAAAACCCATGTGTTACTGCGTTAAAGGATGCAGACATTACTAAGGTTGATGATGTTATTTTAGTTGGTGGGCAAACTAGAATGCCTAAAGTTCAAGAAATGGTAAAATCTATTTTTGGTATTGAACCGAGAAAGGATGTAAATCCTGATGAGTCAGTTGCTCTTGGTGCTGCTACACAGGGTGGTGTGTTATCTGGTGGTATTGACAATGTGTTATTGCTTGATGTTACTCCATTGTCATTAGGTATTGAAACGATGGGTGGTGTTATGACCACATTAATTGAAAAGAATACCACCATTCCAACGAAAAAAAGTGAAGTATTTTCGACGGCAGAGGATAATCAATCAGCTGTAACTATTCATGTTCTTCAAGGTGAACGTTCAGTTGCTTCTGGTAATAATTCTTTAGGTAGATTTGATTTAACAGAAATTCAACCAGGACCACGCGGAACACCACAAATTGAAGTTGAATTTAATATTGATGCTAATGGTATTATGCATGTTTCTGCCAAGGATAAAAACACTGGTAAGGAACAATCAATTGAAATTAAATCTTCATCGGGGTTATCTGATGAAGATGTAGAACGTATGATTAAAGAGGGTGAAGAACATAAAGATGCAGATGATAAGTATACTGCGTTGGTTGGTGCAAGAAATATGGCGGAAGGATTTATTAATGATGTTGAGAAGAAATTAGCAGACGAAGAAATTATAGTACCAGATGAAGAACGTGAGAAGATCGTAAATAGTGTTTCTGAATTGAAAGAATCTATGTCTGGTGAAGATTTAGATGATATTAATACTAAAGTGCAATCGTTGGCTGAGTTATCTGCAACTTTACAAAAGCCAGTTCCGGAACCTGAAGCAGAAGTCGTTGATGGTGTCGTTCCCGAAGAGGCAGAAGTTGTAGATGCTGAGATTGTGGAACCGACACCAGAAGAAAAAACAGAAACTAAATAATTCGGTGATTTGATGTCTAAACGTGATTATTATGATGTATTGAGTGTGAAGAAGAATGCATCTTCTGGTGATATAAAGAAAAGTTATCGTAAGTTGGCAATGAAATATCACCCTGATAAAAACCAGGGTGATACTGTTTGTGAATCTAAGTTTAAAGATGTTACTGAGGCGTATGAAATTTTGTCTGATCCTGAAAAACGCAGACAGTATGATACATTTGGACATGATACACAAAGACAGGGTGGACGTGGATTTGATCCATTTTCAGATATATTCGGTGGGTTTGGGCAACAACAACAAAGTCGTCCAAGACAAAACCATAGGGGTCGTGATGTTGAATATACGGTTTCTTTAACTTTACAACAATCTGTATATGGTGATGATTTAGAAATAAAGATACCAAAGGAATATAGATGTACACCATGTAGGGGTAGTGGTATATTATCTCCTAAAGATGAGATTGATTGTCGTTCTTGTGGTGGTACTGGTATGTTATATCATTCTAATCTGTTTGGCCAACGGGTTGCTTCTGAGTGTGGTTATTGTAGTGGTCGTGGTAAGGTTATAATAAAACCTTGTAAAGTGTGTAATGGGGAAGGTTATACAAAAAAACAGGAAAATTTTAAATTAACTATACCTTCTGGAATAACCAGTGGTGAGAGGTTAAGATATCAAGGACGTGGATTTACTAACAAAGATAATGGTGTTGTCGGTGATTTATATATATCAGTTAAAATATTACCACATGACATATATCAACGAGATGCTTTTAATTTGATTCGTAAGTTAGAGGTTGGATATTCCACTTTGTGTTTGGGTGGTGAGGTTCAGTTAACTTTATTAGATAATACCACTCTTAAAGTTAGAATATCACGTGGGAGTGTTGTTGGTAAGTTATTAAGAATAACTGGTAAAGGTATACGTCGAGGTAATGGTCGTGTTGGAGATTTAATATGTAGTATTGATTTGCAAATTCCTAAAAATATTAATTCTAAACATGAAAAGATATTACGGTCTTTGTCAAAGTTTTAATAGGAGTTTAAAATGGGATGGTTTGAAATAGTTTGGTTATGTATATTGTCATTTGTGATTTTATGTAATGTTATGAATATGTCGGTGAAGGCTGAAGATATTACAAATAAAATATTGTTAGGTATTTTATTTGTATTAATACCGATATGGATAATTATTGCAACAGGACTCATTTCGGTTAAGGACAACATACCATGATTGGACATGATAGGGCATAGGAATATAATATGCTTATGTAATGATATTAGTTATTGTGAATTGAAGTTAGATTTGGTTAAAAAATTATTAAAAGATGATAGCACGTGGCATTGTGGTAGGTGTTATATGTTATTATTGGAACGTAAGAAATTTATGAAATTAAAGGAAGACCTTGAAGAAGGGGGATAGTAGTTATGAAATATAAGTTAAATGATGTATATATTGTAGATGGTAGTAGGACACCTTTTTTAAAGGCTAAAGGAAGTCCTGGAAAGTTTAAGGCATTGGATTTGGCTATTCAGGTGGTTAGACCTATGTTGATTCGTAATGATATTGGTAATGATGATGTGGATGAATTGGTTGTTGGTTGCATGAACCCCAACGCCGATGAGTGTAATATTGCAAAATTGTTAGCATTACGATTAGGACTTAATGTTAATATACCGGCATATACGGTACAACGAAATTGTGCTTCTGGTTTGCAGTCAATTGATTCGGCATATAGGAGTATATCTTGTGGACAGTCTGATTTGATTATTGCTGGTGGTACGGAAACTATGAGTAGGGCACCATTATTATTTAATGATGATATGACTATGTGGTTGTCTGAATTTACATTAGCTAAGACATTTTCTAAGAAGTTGTCTGTGTTACTTAAGTTTAGACCTAAGTTATTAGTTCCAGTGATTAGTTTATTACGTGCATTAAAAGATCCAACTATTAATTTATCAATGGGACAGACTGCCGAGAATTTGGCATATAAGTTTAATATATCTAGAAATGATATGGATGCTTATTCATTAGATAGTCATATGAAAGCGTCTATCTCACAAAATACTAATGTATTAGAGGATGAGATTGTTACTATATATGATACTGATGGGAATTTTTACAATAAAGATGAATCTGTTAGATCCAAGAACACTATTGAAAAATTAGGGAAATTAAGACCAGTTTTTGATAAAATATTTGGTAATGTGACTGCGGGTAATTCTTCACCTATTACGGATGGTGCTTCATTTGTTTTGTTGGCAAGTGAGGATGCCTTGGATAAGTATGGGTTACGTGATAAAGCTATTGCAAAAATTATTGATACTAAGTGGGCTGGAGTAGATCCATCAGAGATGGGATTGGGTCCAGTTCAGTCAATAGTTCCTCTTGTTATGAGAAATGGGTTACGATGTGATGATATTGATAGTTGGGAATTAAATGAAGCTTTTGCATCACAAGTTATTGGTTGTACAAGGGCAATGAATGATGCGGATTATTGTTTATCTGAGTTTGGATTGGATGAACCATTTGGGATAATACCTGATGAAAAATTAAATGTTCATGGTGGTTCTATTAGTATAGGACATCCTGTGGGTGCTTCTGGAACACGGATAGTATATCATTTAATTAAGACGTTAGAATCAAATGGTGGTCATTATGGGGTTGCATCTTTATGTATTGGACATGGCCAAGGTGGTGCAATATTAGTTGAAAATTTAAAGAGATAACTTATGAATTATAAACATTTTAAATTAAAATATGATAATAATATAGCATGGGTACATTTTGATTATTCTTATGGTAGTATGAATGTATTATCTGGTGAAGTATTAACGGAATTAAAAGATGTATTATTAGAGGTTAAATCTGATAATCCTGATGGTATGGTTATTTGTTCTGATAAATCAACTGGGTTTATTGCTGGTGCTGATGTTACAGAATTTAAGGATTTCCATGAGTATGATGATGTTTATGAAGCCATTACTAAAGGACAAGAAGTGATGTGGTTAATTGATGATATGGAATTTCCTACATTGGCATTAATTAATGGATTGTGTCTTGGTGGTGGATTGGAACTTGCATTATCATGTGATTATAGAATTATATTAGATTCTCCTAATATCCGAGTCGGATTTCCTGAAGTTAAGTTGGGGATACATCCTGGATTTGGTGGTTCTGTTAGGTCTATTAGAGTTCTTGGTGTTATTAAGGCTATGGGTATGATGTTAAGTGGACGTACTTTATCAGTATATCAGGCAAAAAAGATGGGATTAGTTGATTATGCAGTTCCTGAACGTTTATTAGTTAAATCTGCGGAAGATGTACTTGCAAAGTGTCCTCCCGTTAGACGACCAGATAAATTAGATTCTGTATTGAATTCTGGTATTGGTAGAAAGTTATTATCAATGCAGATACGTAGAAATTTAAGGAAAGAGGCAAATAAACAACATTATCCTGCTCCATATGCTTTAGTTGATATATGGGAAAAATATGGATATGATGAGCATCATTTTATGAATGCAGAGGCGGAGTCGGTTTCTAAGTTAGCAATGACAGATACTGCAAAGAATTTATTACGAGTGTTTATGTTACAGGATTTACTTAAATCTTCTGGTGATAAATCTAAGTTAGATCTTAAACATGTCCACGTTATAGGTGCTGGTGTAATGGGTGGAGACATTGCAATGTGGGCGGCTCTAAGGGGATATAAGGTGACTTTACAAGATATTGATGATAACACCATAGCTGCCGCAATGAAAAGATCGTATAAATTTTATGTAAAAAGATTTTCTGGAAAGGATTATTTAATCAATGACGTGTATGATAGGTTGATTCCTGATAAAAATGGATATGGCATATCTTCCGCAGATATAGTCATTGAAGCTATTGTTGAAAATGCGGATATTAAACGTCAATTATATAGTGAATTAGAATCTGAAATGAAACGTACTGCTATATTGGGCACTAATACATCTTCTATCAAGTTGGAAGTATTATCAAGTGAAATGAAAAATCCTGAGAGATTAGTTGGTATACACTTCTTTAATCCAGTTGCAAAAATGCCTTTGGTTGAAGTGGTATATTCAGATATTACATCAGAGGATGTTATAGAGAAGTCTATGTCATTTTGTAGACATATTGATAAGTTACCATTAAAAGTCAAATCGAGTCCAGGATTTTTAGTTAATCGTGTGTTAATGCCTACACTTATTGAGGCTATTAATATGTTGGATGAGGGATATAGTAAAGAAGAAATTGACAATTCTTTTACTGATTTTGGTATGCCAATGGGTCCATTATTATTGGCAGATACTGTAGGACTTGATGTTTGTTATTTTGTTACGGATATAATAAGTGAGGATCTTGGAATTACTGTTCCAAAAAGATTAAAGAAGTTAGTAGACAAGGGTAAATTGGGTATCAAATCTGGTAGTGGGTTTTACATATATGACAAAGGTAAACCCGTGGATGCGGTTTATGCGGATCCTAAAATAGAGATAACGACAAGGTTAATTGAAAAAATTATTAGAGAGTGTAAATTATGTTTGTATGATGGTATTGTAGAGTCTGCTGATCTTATAGATTCTGGTATTATTTTTGGTACTGGATTTGCTCCATTTAGAGGTGGTCCATTACATTATTCAGATGAAACAGATAAAGAAATCACTAAACAATATCATTCTCAAGATGCACAATTAGTGGAGAATTTAGATGGGCAAATATTATAGTGCAGATGGTAAAGTAGGAGTTCTTATACATGCTGGTTGGGGTAGTGGATTTTCCATTAAACCCCAATCACTTAGAATGGATGCTGAATTAATTTATGAATTTTTGCATGGGGATGAGAAATCATTTCATAAACAGGTGATGGAGATGTCAGAACCAACTCATAATTTATATGAGTTTGATAATATGAGATTGTCATATGTTACAGAGGGGTTAAAGTTTTATGTTCGTGAGTATGATGGGTATGAAGATATTGTAACGGAGGAAGATTTAAAGTTAAAAGCATAATAGTTTGAAGTATATTTTATGTATGTTGGACGTGGGTGCGATTCCCACCTCTTCCACATAAATTGTCTAGTGTAGATGTATAATGCATATATACGGAATGTGTGACACACGGTATACTTAGTAGAATAGATGGAGCGTACGAAAGATGGTGAGGGGGAATTCCCCCAGAGCCAACGGGTTCATTTAACTTAGCACCAAACCAGCGATGATGGGTTCTACAATGTATATATGGACGTATGTGAACACGGGACAACAAACTCCCGGGTATCCTTAGCCGCAAGTGGCGTTCATGAAGTTCTGCAGGACTTTTGGGTTGTGACTAGACAATTTTTGTGGGGGAGAACAGATTCGACAATGTACTATATTGTATATGGACTATTCATCAAGAAAGATGTAAAAATCAAAAAAATAAATGCAGATGATAATTTTGCGGTTGCAGCTTAGTATATAAGTATGCGGAGTTTGGGGATACTTGGCAACAGAAATCCTCTTATATATATAATGTGGGTGTTGGAAAATACCCACATTATGTTTCATTTTTACAACAAAGAGGAAAAAAAATATGAAGAAGGTATTAATTTTATTAACTGTATTATTTGCATTTACAACAACGGTGGCTGTTGCAGATTCATTTTCAATGAAAATGAAGGATGCTGGTTTTCGTTGGACTCAAGATATGGATAACTTAGATAATTTTTGGAGTGGTGATCAAGATACTAATGGTCTACGATTATTCACTACTGCTTATGTTGGTTCAAAATCACATGAAGTTACCATGATGTATAATAGACAACAAATGTCTGGACCTTGGGATTTATTTGAAGGGAATGATCAACATCTTGAAAATGTAGCGGTAGAGTACCGATATAATTTCAATTAATATATTTATTATGAATAATTCCGCCAATTTGACGGAATTATTCTAACCAGAAGATATATGTGCGGGGTGGTATATGAAAAAGTTAGTTAAAGTGAATTTGATATTATTAATTATTATTTCGTCTATTGGGTGTTCTAATATGTCCCCAATAAGAATATCGGCTTCACAAACATTAGAAGGTAAAATTATAATAGGAGAGTAATATGAAAAGGTTAGTTAAGTTGAGTTTGATAATGTCAATTATTATCATGTTGTATGGTTGTTCTAAGATGGATACAGTAAAATTGGCGGCATATCATACAGTAGAACAATATTGTTCTATTAGTGATATGGGCAGAGTTGCCCTTCGTGAACAAGTAAGTGAGGCTGTGGCGCCAAATTCAATAAAAGTTAATTGTTCTGGAGATTGATATGTTAAATAGGGAATTTAGTTATAAAAATGCAACGTTTTTTTCTGGATTGTCTATGAATGCTTATTTGGATGTTGCAGATTTCTCAGAAATATATTCAGAGAAATATGATATTAAGTTTTTTAATAATGGGTCTACTCAATGTTATGGATTATGGGATGATGAAGATATTATATATGTATTTCGGGGGACGGAACCGACACAATTGTCAGATATTGAGGCAGATATAAAATTTAGAAAGGTTGAATCAGACAGTATTGGTAGTGTTCATAGGGGGTTTAAGGGTGCATTAGACTTGATATATGATGATTTGTTTCAACATTATGTAGATTATTCAATAGTCGGAGATAAACACAGGAATGTATATTTTACAGGTCATAGTTTGGGAGCTGCTTTATGTACTTTAGCCTCATCACGATTTGGTGGAAAAGATTCTATAGGATATACTTTTGGGTCGCCTAGAGTGGGTGATTCTGATTTTGCATCTTCGTTTACTCCAACATTTTATAGATTTAAAAATAATTGTGATATAGTTACACGACACCCATTAGAACTTGTTGGATTCAGACATATTGGATTATTAAAATATTTTGATTGTAATGGTAGGGTTGTTTCTGGATATTCTAGAATGTATTTGATTGGACAATATATATGGGGTATGTGTGGTGGATTATTGCAATTTGAAATAGATTCTTTTAATGATCATTCATCATCAGGGTATCATGACTGTTGTGCGTGGGCTGAACATTTAGAATCGACAAGGGGTAATCCAGAAGAACTATAGAGATGTTAGATATTATGTAATACTTTTAAATAAAGGTGGTTGTATGAATTTAGGACATTTTTTAATAGAACAATTAAAGTTATATGGTGCAGGTCATATATTTGGTATACCAGGAGATTACACGTTAAATTTTATGCGTGAAATTGAAGAACATTCTGATATGGAATATGTTGGAGTGAGTAGAGAAGATTCTGCTGGATATGCCGCAGATGCATATGGTAGATTACGTGGTTGTGGTGTGGTATGTGTCACGTATTCAGTTGGTGCTATGAATATTATGAATTCGGTTGCTGGTGCCTATGCGGAAAGGTCACCAGTTGTTATTCTTGTTGGTAAACCATCATCTGATGATTTATTGGTAAATCCAAATAGACATCACACAATCAATAATGCAAATACACAAAGGGATATATTCAAGAATATAACCACTAATACTTATTCGTTAGATTCTGAAGATATGTTTTTTAATATGTCTATGATTCATTTGGCATTGAATAAAATGCGAAAACATTCTAGACCAATTTATATTGAATTTTCAAATAAAGATATAGTACGTTCAGTTGATGAATATTTGAAGAAATTTCAAACAGTATATGGGGATGATGTACCATCAAAAATCTTTCCAGCATATGTGAAGGATTCTAATAATGTCATTGTTAAGGATACTCCATTTTCTAAAGAATGCAAATCTATAAATTTACCATATGATAATTTGAATAAATTTAAATCTGCAAGTAATAGGGTTTTAATTATTGGTCATGAGGTATTTCGTAATTCATTAGAAGATCATATTCTTAATTTTGCAAAGAAGTTTAATATTCCAATATTTACAACTTTGCTTGGTAAATCCACCATTTCAGAGTTTAGTCGAAATTCTATTGGGTGTGTTTCTGGTTTATTTTCTGATTCGTCAGTTATTGATGAGATAAAAAAATCAGACTGTATTGTTACTATTGGTATGGTTAATACGGATATTGAATCATTTGATTTTGCTGCTGATATTTCTATTAATATGGATGATGGTATCATGTTTGAAAATAAACATGTTAAAACATTAAAATCTACAACTTCTAGTTTTTATGAGATGGTTCGTTCATTTTTGGTATATTTAGATGATTCTGAGATTCAATCTGATAATTCTATAAGTAGATGGACTAATATTGTAGATACCAGTAAATTGTCATTTAAGTCACATGACATGACGAATCCTACTAAATTGGAATATGTATTTGATACTATAGGTGAATTGATAAGTGAGGATCATATAGTAATATCAGATATAGGTGAATCGTTATTTGGTATTATTGATGTTCCTATGAGGAAAGGACAATTTTTATGTATGGCATATTATACATCTATGTCATTTTCGGTTCCTGCCGCAGTTGGTGTTAAGTATGCAAAACCACATAAAAGACCAATAGTCATTGTTGGTGATGGTGCCTTTCAAATGACGGGTTCTGAATTTTCATCCCACATTCGTAATGAGTTGAATACTGTTATTCTTATACTTAATAATAGGGGATATTCTACTGAAAAGGCAATTATGGAAGGTGAGTTCAATGATATTCATAATTGGAGATATGATAAAATAACAGATTTAATGGATGGTGGTGTTGGGATGTATATATCAGATTCTTCTCAATTCAGGAATGCATTAGAAACTGCATTAGATGATGGGTCACAATCTTATGTATTAAATATAGAGATTGCCCCAGATGATCAATCTATTGCAATGAAAAATATAATTGAAACATTATGTAAAGATAATTTATGAAAAAATCTATAATAATTTCAACACGGTCTAATACAAAGTTGGCCAAAGAAGTTGCTGAGAATCTTGGTATGAGATTGACCAAGGTGAAAATTAGAGATTTTCCTGATTCAGAGATTTATGTAGAGATTAAGGAGAACATTCGGTTAGAGGAAGTTTTTATTATAGCTGGATTTAAATCTGGGGTAGGTTCTAATAGAAACAATGATATAATGGAATTGATGTTACTTATTGATGCAGTTAGACGTTCAAATCCATCTGTTATTAATGTTATATTCCCATATTATGCATATGCTAGACAAGATAGACGTACTAATAGAAGTCCTATATCTGGTAAGGTGTTTGCTAATATGCTCTGTTATTCTGGTATAAATTCAGTAATCTGTATGGATTTACATTCTTTACAAACACAAGCATTTTTTAATAACAATGTTGTTTGTGAACATATATCAGCTTTAAAAACTATGAGGGATTCTATTGTTGCCGCAATTGTTCCTTCTTATTGGGATGTTGTGGTTGCTGCTGATGTGGGTGGTTCTGGTCGTGCAAGGTATTTTGCAAAGGAATTAAATTTACCAATCGCAATTATTGATAAACGTCGACCAGAGCCGGGTATGTCTGAAGTTATGAATGTTATTGGTGATGTTGAAGGTAAAAAATGTGTTATAGTAGATGATATGATTGATGGTGGGGGAACATTGGTTGGTGCTGCAGAGGCATTAAAGTTGTCTGGATCGGTGAGGGTTGATTGTGTTGCAGTTCATGGTGTTTTTTCTGGAAAGTCTATTGAACGAATAGAACAGTCTGATATCGGGACTTTGTATATTACAGATTCCATAGAACATACTTCTGAGTTGACATCAAAGATAAAGGTAATAAGTGTAAAGGACTTGGTATCGGAGACGATACGAAGATTTCGTAATGGTGAATCATTAAAGGCGTTAGTATCATGAAAGAGAAATTTAAATTTTTAGGGTTATTATTTGCTATTTTTATTTGTGCAAATGCAATATTAATAGGTATTGGGTATATTATAAATGTCAGTTTAAATTAAAATATGACTTGACATTTGGTTAAAAATCTGTTATAATGGTGTTAAATATTAAAAGGAGAGTTTTATGAGTAAAAGAGCTAAACCATTTAGAAGTGATCAAAAGAATGCCCGTGGGAAATCATTTGGTAAACAAAGTGGGCATGGGTCATATACAAAGAAACGACATCCTACTTCTAAATGGGTATTAAATGGGGCATTGACATGAGAGAAAGTGAAACAATGGAATTGCCATATTCTGAAGGATATGATGAAACTAGAGTTTTATCAGAGATAAGAGATTATATCGGATCTACTTATGTGTCACATTACACTAATGATAATAATGATATACAAGTACTTGATATATATCGTGCTAGGGGAACTATGACTAATACGTGTATTGATAATTCATTGAAATATTTAATGAGGTATGGTAAGAAGAATGGTTCTAATAGAGATGATTTGCTAAAGGCTGTTCATTATATAATATTGGCATTGGGGAATGAATCGCATTAGGAGTATATTATGGAATTTGGGGATTATTTTTTACCGTCATTAAGTAGTTCTTTATTTATTATTGTTAGAGAAGGTATAGAGATATTATTACTTTTGATGATAATATTAAAGTTGACGGAATATGAACATAAGAGATATGTATATTTGGGTTCATTTTTAGGTATACTGTCATCAATCTTGGTTGCTTATTTATTTGTTGATATATTTGAACATTCTGATTTAGAGTTATTTGAGGGTTATGTACAGGTTATAACTGGGTTGATGTTATTATATATTTCTGTTTGGTGTGTTAATGCAAATAAACATATTAACGAACATTTACAATATAATAATTCCATGGCATTTGTCTTAGTATCGTTTTTTACTATATTGAGAGAAGGTGTAGAAGTTGTGTTATTTTATTTCTCATTATATACATCAGTATTATCAGATGTTATTGGTATGTTATTTGGATTTCTGATTGGTATTGGTATATTAGTATATATTGGAACACGTATTAACAATTTTAATACGAAATATATATTTAAAGCTTCATCATATGTATTTCCGATATTTGCTTTGTATTTTTTATCTTCTGGAATACACGAATTTGCAGAATACTATGAGGTTGAATGGTTACATAACATTCTTATAATATATCATGACTCCTAAATATAGATATGGAAGATATAATATGGATATTTTTATTAGGAATATGTGCTGGGTTTTCATTCAGGGCAGGGTTTAGACATGGTTGGTATTTAGCTGTAAATGTCACATTACATGAATTGTATAAAATGGGCATTATTAATGAAAAGGTATTAAATGAATATACAAAAAAATGAATATTGACGTATTGATTGAAATGTCTATGGGAACTTCACATATTAAATATGAAGTTGATCATAAAACGGGTGTGCTTAGATTTGATAGATTTTTACACACATCAATGCACTATCCTTGCAATTATGGTTGTCTGCCAAATACAATAGGTGGTGACAATGATGCTGTTGATGTTTTGGTAATAACACCATATCCACTAATACCTAATTGCAAAGTATTATGTAATGTCATTGGGGTTCTCCATATGGTAGATGAGTCGGGTGACGATCCTAAAATATTGGCAGTACCTGTTGATGAGGTATATTCTGATTGGTATGATATTATAGATGTTCCGATTGAACAGTTGGAGAGTATATATCATTTCTTTGAACATTATAAGGATTTAGATGAAAACAAGTGGGCAAAAGTTAATGGGTGGGGTGATAATTCAGAGGCTAAGAGAGTAATTGATGATGGTATTTATAGATATAATAACAGATGTTAAGGAATAATTATGTTTAAATTTGGTAAAGATAAAGAACCAAGTGAAGAAGAATTGCAAGTGATTCAAGATAAGCTTGAAGTTGATTTTTTTAATACACATGCAGTTAAAGTGGGTATGTCGTGTTTGGCATTTAAGGATTGGGATAGTAATAGTGGAAGTGGTGGTGTTATTAAACGAATACTTGATGAAAATAATGTGTTGATTGAATTTGAGAAAACTAATGGGGTTTATCATATTGATAATTTGAAAAGAGGTTAGTCATGAAAAAACGAAATAAGGTGTTATTAACGGTAGGTACGTTAGTTGGTGTATATGGTGCATATGATATTAATTGGAATTCTTTAGTTGGAGAGTATATTCAACGTGGAGTTGACGTTACAAATAATGTAAAACAAACTGAAATAGATATGTCTGCTATTGAAGCAAAACTCAAGAATGATATTAAGAATGTTAAGGACATAACGACACAAAGATTGGGCGAATATACATTTACTGGTGAATTTGGTTGTGGCGCTAACCACCATATAGAGGGTGGATGTGGTGGAAATCATATGCCAGAAGAGAAATATGAAGAATTGCCGTCAGAGCATAATCCAGGAAATAAATTATAAAGGAATATTATGAAGTATAGAATGCAAAGGATTGTTTATAAGTGGTTATTACGACCTATATTGTTTAAATTGTGTCCTGAAACGGCACACGATGTAGTTAAAAATATTATAGGATGGGTTCAACGTATCCCATATAGTAAAAAGTTATTGAGATATTTATATAGGTATGATAATACTATGTTATCTCAAGGTGTAAATGGTGTTCATTATAGTAATCCATTGTTGATTTCTGCTGGATTTGATAAGTATGGGGTATTGCCACCTGTCATACGTGATTTAGGATTTTCTGGTATTGAACTTGGTTCATTTTCAAAAGAACCACATGATGGTAATCCACCGGTTAGATTATGGAGAGCGGTTAAGTCACAATCTATTAATGTTTGGTATGGGTTGAATAATTCTGGTTCATTACATGTGGCAGACCGTGTTGCCCCTGATTGGAAACATGCCGATGGTGTTTGTGGTGTATCAGTTTCTGCAACAAACGGTGTATCTGATAAGGATGATGTTATAGATGATTTATTAACTTCATTTAAACGATTGTCTCCATATGGAGATTATACTACTATTAATCTTAGTTGTCCTAATTTGGGGGTATCTAATCCCTTTTTTGATATGGAAAATTTAACAGAATTGTTAGTAAAGGTTAAGAGTGTAAGAGAATTGATGGGGTTGAATGAATATCCTGTATATTGTAAGATTGGTCCAGATCATACAGATGAAGAAATCTGTCAGATGATAGATGTTATGCATACGTATGGTATTAATGGTATTTTGACTTGTAATCTTACAGTAAAACGTGAATTGATACCCGATGATGATAAGGTTACATATGTCATACATGGTGGTAAGATAGAAAAACGAGTTATGCCAGATGACCGTGGTGGTTTAAGTGGACATATATTACGTCCTATGACTAATCATATAATTAAGGTATGTGGACAACATGTTAAAGATAATGAATATAAATTTATAGTTATAGGTATAGGTGGGTGTGATACTGCTGAAGATGCTTATTTGAAAATAAGAAGTGGTGCGACATTAATACATTTGATTACTGGTATGATATTTCACGGACCTCAAATTTCAGCTGAAATTAATATAGGACTTGTAGAATTACTTAGACGTGATGGTTATAATAATATATCTGAAGCAATTGGCGTGGATTTACGTTGAGTGTAAGTGGTATCGTATGACGATGACGTTAATGATTATTATGTGTCTGTATTTAAGGCAGTCATTGAGTGGGTATGTTATCGTTTAGATATACCAGATGATATTGAAATTAAAATTTATGTTGATGATTTAAGTAATGAACCCGGTGGACCATTACGTGGATATGCATTATGCGACCCAGATGATAGGAGTTCATATGATATATACATTGATCGTGATATGGATAGGGGTACAATAATTAGTACGGTTATGCATGAGATGGTTCATGTATATCAGTATATAAATTTAAGAGAATTAGATGAAGATTATGCTTATTCGTTTGAATATGTATTATATTATGATTTTATGATTGAACAAAATGGGAGTGTGATATGAAGAAAGTTGTGTTGGTATTTATGGTATTATTTTTGGTTGGGTGTTCTGAAAACAAAGATAAGTATGAAGATGCCGTATATAAATTATTTGAGAATGAACAAGACCTTATAGATTATTCAATTGAGCCTAGGTCATTTAGTAAGTGTGTGGTTGATGTATCTGGGAAGAATATGTCTGGATATGTTACGTTTGATCCAAGACGTGGTAAAGAATATGGATTATATTCAGATTTAGTTAAATTTAAAACAGTTACCGAGAACTATTCTTCTAAATTTAATAAAGAACTTCATACTATGGAAGAACTTACTCCTAAAGATATGTGGTATAGATTAAAGCGTGAATTTGGTCAAAAGGGGTTAAGTGATGCTCATAGGAATTTTAGTGAGAGTGTATTAACGTGTATGGAATCGTTTGTTAGTCGGGCGGTTGGATAATTATGGAAATACAGATATTAAAATCAAAAATACACGGTGCAACAATTACAGAATGTGATATTGATTATGAGGGTTCTTGTGGTATTTCCAATGATATATTAGAGAAGGCTAATATATTACCTTATCAACAAATAGAAATATATAATATTAATAATGGTGAGAGATTCACAACATATGCAATCCCCGATGAAAGATCTTTTACTATTTCAGTGAATGGTGCCGCAGCAAAATTATGTGATGTTGGTGATAACGTTATAATAGTTGCATATGGTACAGTTACTTGGGAATATCATTTGCAGTTAATTGAAAGTGGGTATTTCCCCACAGTAGTTACTTTTCTTGATACGGTAGACCCTGTTAATCAAATGGCATATGGTGAACGGTGGTATGATAATGGGAGTCAGGTGGGGAAATTGCCACCAAGACAAACCTGGCCTTACCCGGGAGAAGTCACGATTGAATCATTAACGTGTGTGAAGGAAACGGTGGATGTTCATGCATCTAAGGGTGTAAGGTGTAAAACTTAAAATGAAAAGAAATAAACGTAAAGAGGATTATGAAAAACAAGAAAGACTTTTGATGATGGAATTTGAGAAAAAATCAGAAGATAGAGAAGAAAAACGCCGATTAGAAAAAAAGGCAAAGAGACATAATCCAATATATGAACGAGATTGGAACACACCAGGTGCTGGTGGTTATGGGTCGGGTGGATACTCAACCTCATATCAAGATTATGAGGAAAGAAGAAAAAGAGAGCAAGATCCGACAGGAATGAATTATGAGAGTTTAGACAATAGAATTAAATCTTTGCGTAAAATAGAGTCAGAAATAAAAAGAAAACTTAAATAAAAGCTTGACAATTCTGACGCAATGTGTTATTATAGTATAAATACTAATACAACTTTATAAAAAAAAGGAGTATTTATGATTACACGGACGAAAAATAATCGAATACATTATATTGATTCTGATATGGGGTGGGGTGATTATAAGTTAATAATTATACTTTCTTTATTTTTATCATTAATAATTTTAGTAGTTTGGACTTCTAGATTGTTGGAGAAGATTCCTAGTTTTAGTAATACAGATATAGTATATCCATTAGTAAAGAAGACACAAATTAAAATATGACAGGTGAAGTATGGGAATGATGATACAACCAATAATTGAAGGTGAAGGTGGTGGTAAATTGACAGAGGATATTTTATGTATGAAGTGGGATGATTATAAAAAATGTGGACATAAATTTGATGACAGATATACGTGGAGACAAGAAAACACAGTAAAGGTTATTGAGGGAAATGTGACGGTGTTAAAATAGTGAGATCGTTAAATAACTATAAAACACCACTAAGGTATCCGGGTGGTAAATCAAAGGCAATGAAGTATCTGTTTCATGATACCAAACTTCCATCCAACATACAGGAAATTACACAGTACCGAGATGCTTTCGGTGGTGGGGGTTCTCCTGCCTTGGCATTTGCACGTTTATTCCCAAATATTCCCATTCATATAAATGATAAGTATCAGAATCTATATTATTTCTGGATTACTTTGCAGAGTGATACCGAACAATTAGTCAATATTTTAAAGAAAAAGAAGGAATCAGTAGGAGATGATGTGGACAAGAGTCGTGAATTGTTCAATGAAATGAAAGCGGAGATAGGAGATCAGACAGACCCATTTGAGGTTGGATGGAGATGGTATGCTATGAATAGAATGTCTTTCTCTGGTTTAACTGAATCTGGTACTATGTCAACATGGGCAATGAGAGATTGTTTCAACTTTAGGGTAATAGAATCGTTAACAATATTCGGAAAGATTATCAAGAATTGGAAAATCACGAACCTAGATTATTCTGAATTAATTGATGATGACCCGAATGTATTTTTGTTTCTGGATCCGCCATATGATATCAAGGATTCTTTATATGGAAAGGATGGTTCGATGCATAAAGGATTTAATCATAGAGAATTCTATGAAAAGGTATCAAAGTCTGGTAATACGTGTATGATTACATATAATTCCAATCCAACTCTCCGTGAATGGTATAGTGAATGGACTCAAGAGGAATGGGAACTCACATACACCATGAATAATCAGTCATCGGCATATGTGGAGAATCAAAAGAAAAGAAAGGAATTGTTATTGATGAATTATAAGAGTAACGTATCAACATTGGATGAATTTTTATAAAATAAAGCTTGACAATTAGATGAAAGTATGAGATAATATAGTCTGTTGAGTTAATTGAGATAAAATATTGTTATGATTATAAATGAAGATAAAATTTACATTATGGACTTGGTTAAGAAACTAACTCCTGATATTCTTAAAGAAATAAATTTTAATCCAAATGTTAAAGAAGTAGGTCATTCGTTTAGTGGTCTTTATGAAGCTGTACTTGTAAAAAAACTACTTGTCTTAGATAATAATTTCGCAAAACCAACAGGAACACGGTCTAGTGATGACATTAAATATAAGGACAATTACGTAAACATAAAATTCGGTTACAAAAAGGATGGCCAACCAAATACATGTTCTATGAAAAGATTGTTTAATTATTTACATAATGATTTAATTGACTCATATTATGTTTTCAGTGTTGATGCAAATGGTCCTGTATATAAGTTCTTTGATGTTTATGACTATTTGGACTATACCAATTTTAATTACGGTACAGGACAGTTAATGTTATGTGAAAGTAAAATGGAAAAAGTATACACATTTAATGAATCTTTTGACTTGACAAAAGAACAAAAGATATGTAAAATGGGTAAGATGATGAAAGAAGAATTAGAAAGACATATTACTCTTAAAAAAAGACAACAAGATAAAATAGATAGGATAGTAGATGGATATCAAAATATATTGTCAGAGTTCTGTACAACTTAAACTAGATTATCAAGTTGATGCAATAATTACAGACCCACCTTATGGCATTAATTATGATGCTTGGGATAAGTATGATAATTGTGTTTCTTTTGATAAAGATACTTGGAAAAATATTTCACAAAACCTAAAGCCTGGTGGATATCTTGCAATATTTGGTGCAGCACGAACATTTCATAGATTAGTAGTTGCAGTTGAAGATGCTGGATTGGATATTCGTGACCAACTCTTGTGGTTATATTCTATGGGTATGCCTAAGAGTAGTAATATAGGTAAAAAACTACCAGAATGGGAGGGTTGGGGTACAGGACTAAAACCTTGTTATGAACCTATATTACTTGCACAAAAACCATTAACAGAATCTAGTGTGTCAAAAAATATTGAAAAACATGGTGTAGGTGCAATTAATATTGATGCAAGTAGATTGCCGTGTGGTAGATGGCCTGGCAATGTTTTGCATGATGGAAGTGATGAGATAGAAGAAGAATTTGCAAAATATGGTGAAAGAGGTAACGGTTGGTCGAGAAATTATGGAACAGAAGATTATCAAGGCAGACAATATAAGGGTGGTGTATTTGGTGGTGGTAGATTTTTAGGAAACACTACTTATGCAGATAGTGGAACTGCATCAAGATTTTTCTATAATGTAAAGTCTTCAGTTAAAGAAAGAACACATAATAGAACAGTTGAAAATTCTCATCCAACTGTTAAACCAATAGATGTAATGAAATATCTTATTAAAATGATAACACCAGAAGATGGCATAGTTTATGATCCTTTTGTTGGAAGTGGAACTACATTAGTAGCTTGTAAAGAGTTGGGTTATAAATATGTTGGTTGTGAATTAGAACAAAAATATGTACATATCGCAAATGAAAGATTAAAAACAATAAATAATCTTGAAAGTTTTTTGACTAAATAAATGAAAATAGTTCTTGACATATGTCAAGAACTATGATATACTCTCTATATAAGTTAATAAAGAGGTAAATTAAATGTTAAACACTTCCCTACTTTCCAAATTAATGGCAAGAGAAGATTTAGAAGTTATTGAGGGTAATTTTAGAACTGCTTCATTTGACCCTACTAATCGTATTCTTAGATTGCCATTATTGAAAGAAGAACATAAAGATGCTGCCACTCTGTTCATTGGACATGAGGTTGGTCATGCATTATATACACCTAGTATTTTCAGTCATGATGAAAGTATAAATAAGTTATTACCTGATATTGAAGATATACCACATTCTATTTTAAATATTGTTGAAGATGTTCGTATTGAACGTCTTGTTCGTGAATTTTATCCTGGATTAATTAATGATTTCCTAAAAGGATATCGTCATTTAGTTGCAGATAATTTCTTTGGTATTAAAGATGTTGATGTTGATACTTTGGGATTTCTTGATAGATTGAATTTGAAGGCTAAGTTATCAAAAACTATTGATATTAAGTTTTCATTTAAAGAATCTGTTATGATGTCTAAAGTATTTCAAATTGATACTTGGGATGATACAGTTAGAGTTTCACGTGAATTGATGGAGTTTCTTGACGAACAACAGGAACAGCAGCAGCAACAGCAGCAACAATCAAGTGATGGTTCTGGTGATTCAGAAGAATCTGAAGAATCTGAAGATTCTTCAGGATTGTCTGAAAGTTTAAATTCTGATGTTGGTGATACTGAAGCTTCAGAAGATGGTGATGACTCATTAGAATCTGGTTCTTCTGATACTGATGCTGATGCTAATGCTACTGATGATAATAGTGTTGAAGAAGATAATGTTTCTTCCTCTTCTGGTGGTGGACTTTCTGATACTGGTGATACTACTGGTGAAGATCCATATCATTCTGTTACTGATGATGCATTTAGAAAGAATGAAAATAAGATGATTAATGAGGGTGATGGTACTTCATATCTTAAATTCACAAAGGAACAATTGGTTAATGAGTTTTTATATACTGATGAAGAGGTGGAGAGAAGTTATACTGAATTCTTAGAAATGAAGAATAATCAACCCGCTATGCAAATTTATCATGATGAGTTCATTAATGTAAGATATAAAGAGTTTATTCGTGATGTTAAACCCGCAGTAAATGCTATGGTTCAACAATTTGAACTTCGTAAATCTGCAATGGAATCAAGAAAGGCAAGACAGTCTACAAGTGGTTCAATTGATGTGGATAAATTGTGGCAATATAAGTTAGACGATCATATTTTCAAGTCAATCATGTCATTTCCTGATGCTAAGAATCATGGATTATTGATGTATGTTGATTTCTCTAGTTCTATGTGGGGTCGTTTATATGAAACCGTAAAACAGTCTGTTATTTTGATTATGTTTGCGAAACGTGTTGGTATTCCATATGAATTATATACATTTACTACTAATGGTAAAAAATGGAAAGATAATGGCAAAAGAAACATGTTTGGTAAAGGTGAAGATTATGGTAAATATGACCTTGCCAATTATGCATTAGGAATGATTAAAATTGCCGATTCTAGTTGGACAACGAGTAAACAGAACAAAATGACTCAACGAGTTATGTTTTCTTCTGAAACATTGACAGGTGGTAATGCTTGGATGAAAGAGAAACTGTTTTCAATGGGTGGAACACCATTAATTGAAACTGCTGCTTACTCATTAATTCTTGCGGATGATTTTGTTAAGAAACATAATACTGAAAAGATGAATGTGGTTTTCCTGACTGATGGTCAGGCACAAGATATCAGAACTAAAAGTTTGGGTTATGGTGATCAAAAGGTTGTAGTTTTTGATGTTGAAGGTTATGGTAGACTTGAGGCGAACGTGGGTGGTATTTATTCATATTATTCAAGAACTAAATTATATCAAAAGGCGATGTTTGATGCATTACGAAAACGATATAATGTAATTGGTTTTTTCTTAACATCATATCGTAAATTGGTTAATCCAAAAGTGGGATATATTGTTCATGATAAAATTGATTCGGATAATGAGTTTTATGACCGTTACATTGTGGTTCATGATAAACGGTTACAGGCAGAAGATGATGAATTTGTAACAGTTGCTGATGATGATCCTTTGTTTACAACAGACCGTAAGAGAATGAATACAATCAAACGTGATTTTAAAAAGTTCCAAAAGAACAAGAAATCTAACAAGTTGATTGCACAAGAATTTGCAAGAATGGTTGCTTAATATGAAAACAAAGATACATGTAAATCAACATGTAATTAAACGTAATGATAAAACTGGGTCACGTGACCCAGTTTTAACTTGTAAGACATATAAAGATAATAAATATGCTCATGAGGTTGATGTATTGGGACCCTGTAGAGTAATATATCGTCCGGACAATCCTTTGCCATGTGGGGCAAAGGTATGGATTGAAACTGAATCGGGGGTAACAATATATGAAAAAAGAAATTTGGATAGATGAGGAGGAATTTATGGCAAATAGATATTTTTGTACTGTGATAGATGAAATGCGTTCTTGTTATAAAACACGAAACTTTTCAATTGTTATGGGATTACTGGAGGAATTACAGAGCATTGGTAATCGTATGGAGGCTAAATGTGGTGATATAAATGATGCAAACCGGTATTTGGATGATGTGAGAAACTTAAAACGTGAGATTAAATCTCTTAAACGGAATCGCGACAAATTAAACAGAAAAATAGAAAAATTAAACAGAAAAATAGAAAATGACGACGAAGAATGATATAACAGGAGATTCTATAAAATCTAAAATAAATAACAAAAAATATAGAGATAATTGGGATATCATATTTAATAATAAACAAAAAACGGAGAAGAAAGAAAGTGAACGAAATAGTACAGTCAAGTATGGAGAGAGTACGGGAAAAGATTAATTATCAATGTAATGGGTTGTGTAAATCTGTTACTAAGTCGGTTTGGATGTCTGTATTGACATTTGGTATGCCATTAATGTTATATATAATAGTATGGGTGGTAGATTTTATTTTATTTTAGAGGTATGATATATGATGAATGAATATGGTATGAAATTATTCCAAAAGATATTACCAAAGATATCAAATACTGAAAGAGAGGCTTTAGATGCCGGTACAGTATGGTGGGAATCTGAGTTATTTGGTGGTAGACCAAACTGGGATATACTATTAAATACAGAACAAACTAAATTAACACAAGAAGAACACGATTTCATTAATTCTGAAGTTGATACTGTTTGTGAAATGGTGTCTGATTGGGAAGTTAATGTTATACATAAAGATTTACCAGTTGATGTGTGGAATTATTTAAAAGATAATGGTTTTTTTGCACTTAATATCAAGAAAGAATATGGTGGTTTGGAATTTTCAGCATATGCACAATCGTGTATCATATCAATTTTAGCATCAAGAAGTATATCATTAGCAATTACTACTATGGTTCCAAATTCTTTGGGTCCTGGTGAATTACTGTATGAGTTTGGCACACAAGAACAAAAAGATAAATGGTTACCTACATTATCATCAGGTAAAGATATACCGGCATTTGCATTAACAGGACCATATTCTGGTTCAGATGCTGCGGCGATGGAAGATTATGGTGTTGTTGAATATGGGGAATATGACGGTGAAAAGGTATTAGGTATTAGATTAAATTGGGAAAAACGATATATCACACTTGGACCAGTATCTACATTACTTGGTGTTGCGTGTCATATTGTGGATCCTGATGAGTTATTGAAAGAATCTGAGCATTCGCCTCCTGTTGAGGGTATAAGTTTAGTATTAGTTCCAACTGATACTAAGGGTGTTCGTATAGGTCGCAGACATTACCCTGCCAGACAAGCATTTATGAATGGACCAAATTATGGTAAAGATGTATTTTTACCATTGAATCATGTTATAGGTGGAATTGATGGGGTAGGAAAGGGTTGGAGAATGTTAATGGCTTGTCTTGCGGCTGGTAGGGCAATATCATTACCATCATTATCTATGGCTGGTATCAAACATACATTAAAAGTTACTACTGCATACTCTAAAATACGAAAACAATTTAAAATCCCAATTTCTAAGATGGAGGGTATTGAAGAACCATTGTCTAGGATAATTGGACAAGCATATGTTGTAGAGTCTGCATGTAATCTCACTACTACTGCAATAGTAAATGGTGAAAAACCATCTGTTATTTCTGCCATGTTGAAATATCAATGTACTGAAAGGATGCGACAATGTATTATTGATGGTATGGACATTTTGGCTGGAAAGGGTATATCTGATGGTCCTAATAATTTATTATTGAATTATTATATAACACAACCTATTGCTAATACTGTTGAGGGTGCGAATATATTAACGAGATCTCTAATTGTATTTTCTCAAGGATCTTTACGGTGTCATCCATTTATAAAAGATGAAGTAACTTCTGCTGAATGTGGTGATGCGATTGCATTTAATAAGGCGTTAATGGGTCATCTTAAATATACTATTGGTAATATATTTGGGTCATTATATCATAATATTACTGGTGGTATGTTTATATCTAAACCAAAAGACGCATCATGTGAAATTGGTAAGTATTATAAACGTATTGAATTGGAATCAAAGAACTTTGCATTGTTATCTGATATAAGTATATCGGTGTTGGGTGCTGATCTTAAGAAACGACAAAGAATAACTGGTAGATTTGCAGATGCATTTTCAGAGTTGTATATGACATCTGCGGTATTAAAACGTTACGAAGATACTGATGATATGGATAAGAAGAATGATATATTATATGTTACATGGGGTGCTGAGTCTGGATTATATAATATACAGAAATCGTTTGAGGACATTTTAGACAATTATCCTTCAAAGTTCATTGGGTTTATATTAAGACGTTTGATATTTCCATTTGGTAGAAGATATAAGGGTCCATCAGATAAGTTGAATAGTAGAATGGTGAAGTCGGTGGTCAATGTTCCTAATTCAATTAAATCTGCATTAGGATTTGATGCAAGGTCTAGGTTGACAGATAAAACTTTTACATCATCTAATACAAAGGATGCATTAAATATTTTAGAAAGGGCATATGAGTCTAATCTGAAAGGCGAATTAGATGGAATTTTAGAACATGAAGCAATTATGGTAGATGATTTTGATAAAGATTTGAGGTGATATTATGAAGACACCAATTATTAGTTTTTTGGCGTCAGATGGTGGTACTGCGGCTAGGGATGTTATAGGAGCAATTAATTCATGGAGAATTGTAGCTGAAGTTGGTGTTGTTATATGTAATAATAAAGATGCTCCTATAGTTCAATGGTGTCATGATAATGGTATTAATGTTTCTATAATATCTGGTAAAACTAATCTACATGACGAAGATAATGCTATTTTTAATAAATTAAAATCAGTTGCAACTGATCTGGTAGTGTTGTCTGGATACAGGAAACATGTTAATAATATAGTATTGAATGGGTATGAAAATAGAATATTAAACATCCATCCATCATTATTGCCTAAACATGGTAATATGTTTGGTGATGATATATATAAATCAGTCTTAGAGTCTAATGATAAGGTTACAGGAGTTACTGTACATATTGTTACTGATGAATATGATTCTGGACCGATATTGAAACAGAATTTAGTTTTAGTTAGAGATAATGATGATGTGCAATCGTTAGGTGATGCTTGTCGTGCTACTGAATCTGAATTGTATATAGGGGTTATTAATGAAATTCTTCCTAGATTGATGGAAGTTGAATCAGTGAGGACTAAATATGAAAATTGGATTAATCAAAGAAATAAAGGAAAACGAACATAGGGTAGCAATTACCCCAAATGGTGTGCGTGAATTGGTTGATAGAGGTCACTCTGTATGTGTAACATTTGAAGCTGGGGTTGGTTCTGGTTATTCGGATGATGATTACATATCATCCGGTGCGACAATATGCCACGACTTTTATGCATGGGATTCGGATCTTGTGGTTAAAGTTAAAGAACCTCAAGTGGAAGAATACAAATATTTTAATGGGCAAATATTATTTACTTATCTTCATCTTGCGGGTGTAGATAAAGAACTGACACTTAAATTATTATCCACCAATACTACTGCCATAGCATATGAATCAATAACAGATAATTTTGGTAATTTACCGTTGTTGTCACCTATGTCTGCTATTGCTGGTAATATGGCGGTTACTATTGGTAGTTATTATCTTCAGTATACAGATAAGTCAATGTTTTTTGATGGGTCTGGTGTCCAACTGGGAAAAATCAATGGTGTTAATTCTGGTAATGTGGTAGTTGTTGGTGATGGTGTTGTGGGTAGACATGCGGCTGAGATGGCAAATGGGATGGGTGCTAATGTTATTATTTTAGGGTTGGAAACCGATTATCGTTGGGAGTATTTGAGTAGAGGTCATATGAATACTTCTATTGAATATAAGTGTTCCACTTCATGGAATTTGGAGCCTGCTGTTAAAGATGCTGATTTAGTTATTGGTGCAGTTTCAATACCAGGAAAGAAATCTCCTATTGTTGTTACTGAAGATATGGTAAAAAGTATGAGGAAAGGTTCAGTGGTGGTTGATGTGTCTATTGACCAAGGTGGTTGCATTGAAACGTCACATATTAGGAATCATCAGAACCCTGTATTTATGCACCATGGGGTTATTCATTATTGTGTGTCTAATATGCCTGGTGCATATCCTAAAAGTGCTACTAACATACTTACTAAGGCGACATTACCATATATAGCTGTTTTGGCTGATATGGGTCTTGATAACGTGGATCCTAATTTCACAAATGGTATATATACACATAATGGTAGAATCACTAATTTAATGGTTGCTGAATCATTAGAACTTATGGAGTATTATGAGGAATAAACCTATGTTATATATTTTAAGGTGTAATAAGACTACATTTTTATCCCATTTTATAATCACATTACCTTTCATAGTATGGTGGGTTTTGGGGTATTATATTCAGAATTCCTAATGAGAATAATGCCTGATAAGACTAATTGGGAGATTTTGGTTTTATTTGTATCAGAAATGACATTTTTAGAAGCCGTTAGTTATATATTGTTATTCCCTATTATGGTTGTCTTTGCATTGTATATATTTTATAATATATATACAAATAAATCTTGACATTTATACAAAAGTATGAGATAATATTACTGTGAGTTGGGGTTATTGAGTTTATTTTTTGGAGTATATTATGTTGGTACGATTGATTGATGGTAGAGTTGAGGTTGTTGTTGATTATGAATTGTTAACACTATGGTCTATTGGTGCTTCAGTTGCATTAGTAGTTAATATTTTAAGTTAATAGGTGGTTGTTATGGATATGATTGAATTGAGAAAAAAACGTGATGAATTATTGGAAGAAAGTGATTGGATTGGCGTAGATGTAAGTGTTAAATTACCACGTCCATATACGGTGCTTGGTAAGACATATACAGATAATGAGATTCATATTAGAGATAAGGATGATGCTAAATTTCGTGATCCTTATGCGAGATATTCATCTGTTCATGAATATTTAAATGAATGGATGGAGTATAGACAAGAATTGAGAGACTTACCCAATGAAATTTATGAAGAAGAGTTGGCAACTGGTCAGCCGACTGAAACTGTTTTTTGGCCAGAATCTCCGGAGGGGTATTAAGTTATAAATGGTGAATATATTATGAATGATGTTAAACGTGTTATAAAAGATAATATTGAAGAAATTATTAGAGATATGAATGAAGAATTAATTCTTGATAGAATAATTAGGTATTGGAAAAAGAAAGGGAGTCATAGGACTCTGAATGAGCATCGTGCTACTTATTGGGATGCCAAATCAGCCGCAGAATTCGGAGTTGATATTGGGGTATCATTTGGTAAGATATTTGAATTATATTTACCAGAGAAATTAAAAGAATTGGGGTGTGATGTTGAACCTAAATTTTCGTCTTTTGGTGACATGATTGATGGTGATACTCATTGGGAACTTAAAACTGGACAAGGGGAGTGTATACAAGGTGCGACACATTCACCAAAGGAGCATAAAAAAATGAACCTTATCCAAGTTTTGTGGGATAAGTTTGAAGACAAATCATTGGACGATATACTTAAAGATAGGAAGTTCATATCTTCGATAAATTTTTGTGTTTTTGAGGGTATTGAACCAAAATCTCTAGGAACACCTTCTAAAAACAATTCTCGTACAAGTCTTAAAATTTCAAGAGACTATTACGATGTAGCTGTTGATTCGTGTATCTATGGTCAAATTAAGAAAAATCGAGTATGGTGTGGATTTACTAAAGTAGGAGTATAATTGGAAACTAATAAGATATATCTAGGGGATTGTATAGAACTTGCTAAGACAATCCCTGATGATTTTTTAGATTTGGTAGTAACATCACCACCATATGCAGATACATTAACATATGGGAAGGAGATACCTATATTCCGTCCTGATAATTATGCAGATTGGATATTACCTTTATTTAATGAAACATATAGAGGGATGAAAGACTCTGGTAGCTTTATTTTCAATATAAATGATAAAATTATAGGATCCGAACGATCTATTTATGTGTATGACTTAATATGTAGAGTGGTTAGGGAAACCGGATTCACACTCCATGATAGGTATATCTGGCATAAAAAATCAGGTATGCCGTCTACTGGTGTACGCAGACTTAATGATAGAATGGAATATATATTCCATTTTGTTAAAACTAAGAACAAGTTTAAATCAAATATAGATGGTATTCGTGAACCTTATGCGGAGATATCTCTAAAGAGGTTTAAGAATGCCATGAATGGGCAGGATAAAATTAACCATGATGGTTCTACTGAGTTGACTAAAAGAGGAACTTCTACACCACATCCTAAAGGCACTAAACCAACAACTGTGTTTAGGTTTGATAGTTGTTCTGCTATACGAGGATTAAATCATCCTGCTCCATTCCATCCACAAATTCCAGAAAAATTCATCACTTGGTTGACTGATGTGGGTGATGTGGTACTAGATCCTTTTATGGGTTCTGGAACTACTGCAATAGTGGCTCACGACTTGGATAGGAAATATATAGGATTTGAGTTAAATGAACTTTATAAAAAAGATGCAGAAGAACGAATTCTGTCGGTATCACCGATGAATGAATTTTTAAAATAAATGAAAATAAAGCTTGACATTTATATAAAAGTATGAGACAATAGTACTGTGAGTTGGGGTTATTTATTTTTATTATTGGAGAAGTTAGATGGCATATATAAGTGCTGAAGAAGTTAGAGAGATTCGTAAAGAGTTAAAGAAAGAATTCCCAAAGTATAAATTTTCTGTTCGTAAACGACAACATGCCGTATCTGTTAATATATTGAAGTCTGATATTGACTTTCGTTCTGAATTCCGTGATCCTACTGAGAAATATGAAGGAGTTAATCAATACTTTATTGATAAACATTGGTCAAAGAAACCCGCAAAGGTTCTGAATAAAATTCTAGAAATCATTAAGACTGCACCTGCCAATGCAGAGAATGGAGAAGCTTGGTTTGATGAGTCTGACATTATGACTGACTATTTTCATACTGCATTTTATATTGATTTGCAGATAGGAACTTGGGAAAAACCATACGAGTTAATTTAAAATAAATGAAAATAAACCTTGACATGGATGTCGATATTTGTTATAATAAGTTATAGTAATTAGAAAGAGGTGAGAAAGATGAGTTTTTATAGAACTACACATGCAGAACATAGAATGTCTAATCGTGCTGTAACACAAGAAGCATATGATGCTACGTGGTTATTTGCAAAGAGTACGTATAGTAAGTATGAACATAGTAAATCTTATTATTTTGATAACGAATCGTTAAGAGACTTAAAGGATGCTTATCCGGATGTATATAATAGAAATTTTAAGACACTTAAAAACATTGAGTTGAGAGCTTCCGTCACATTAGAGGATGAGGGTATTCTTACTGTTATTAGAAAATCTAGACGATCATCTAAAAGACATCTTGCAAGGGGATCTTCAAGACGAAATGTGAAATAAATGAAAATAAACCTTGACATTATAACCATAGTATGAGACAATAGTACTGTGGTTGGGGTTATTGAGTTTAATTTTTGGAGTTTATTATGAGTGAAGTGAATAGAGAAGTGATTGAGAGTGTTCTTAACAAGATGGCATCTGATTATGCCAATTGGGCACAAAGAGCACAAAAAATTGCCCAATATGACCATAATAAAGACAAGGTGTGGGTGCATTGGTATGATGAATACAAGGTTGACACCGAATTTAAGATAGGAAGAAACTATGTTAAATTGATACACAACGGTTCCGTAAAGGGATTTATTGTGATATCCAAAAAAGATAAGAAGTTTGCTTATGGAGATCTCCTTAAAGCATCATCTTGGACATCACCGGCACGTAATTTTGATCGTGGTAATGTTCTTACTAATATGCCTGATGTTATACAATGGACGGGAATCTAATGAAAGGTTTAAAATGGTTGTCAACGTTTCTTTTAGTGGGAGGTGGTATTATAATTGCTCTCCATATACCGGAGTCTAAATGGGGGTTTATTTCATTTTTAATTGGTCATATGGTGTTAATATGGATATTTGTAAAAGAAAATGAAACGGCTCTTTGGACACAGGCTGTCGGGTTTTTATTGATTGATTTTTTAAGTATTTACTATTGGTTTCAATGAAAATAAATGAAAATAAAGCTTGACTTTCTGGCCATAGTATGAGATAATATAGTCTGTTGAGTTGATAAGGTTGTTTGGAAAAATACTACTAAATAAGGATTAAAATGAAAAATCAATTAAAGTTAGTTACACTTGAATCAAATACTAAACGACGTTTAAATGATGTTACCCCTAATGAATGGGATAGAGTGTATTCTGCACTTGCCAATGAATATGAACAAAATCGTTCATTATTATCCACCGATGTTAAAACAAAGAAAGTTTTACATTAATTGAGAGAAACCTATATTATGAATAATTACGAAATACAAAATGAATTGAAAATGTTGATGAAGGATGCTACGGCAAATCATTATCGTCAAGTATCTACTACTGACTTGATTAAAAGAAATTTCATTGAACGATTAAGGGTTTATAATCCAAAGGAAGTTATTGATCTGGATGCATTTGAACAGAGTCTATATGAGATGGGTTTAACTGATGATGAACCATATGATGATACTATGGTAGATGATGTTGCTGATGTTTATCCTGATGTGTTATATGCTAAAAATAATTATAGAGAAGAGATGAGATGAAAAGATTACTTGTGATTATAGAGGTGTTGGTTACTAAATTAATAACTGTTACTGCGGTAATTGTATTACTTAGGGTGGCTTACGTTAATGAATTATACTTAACATTATAGGATCTATTATGATTATACCAATGGAAACTGTACTTAAAATTATTAAGACTGAACGAAAACAGAAGTCTAAATTCACCATTTCAGATGATATGCTTATGTCTGCATATGATAAGATAAAATGGATGGTGTCTGTGCTGCCTTCTCCTGTTTCGGATGAGGCGTTTATTGAAAATACTGAACATCTTGCTTTAATTTGGATTAAACAAGAGATTGAAAAAATGGATGAAATAAAGTAAAATAAAGCTTGACTTTTATATCAAAGTATGAGATAATATATATGAAGGTTGGGGTTATTGTGTTTAATTATGAAAGGTGAAAGAAATGTTTGATTTTGATGAGTTTATTACTGCTGAAGAGATTAATGAAGAATATACCAGTTGGTTTGCGGATGATTCGTCATCTGATCCTACCGTTACTGAAATTCCATTAGAAGATTCAGAAATTGAGAAACAAATTAAATAAAAAAGGTATATTATGAATAAAGTTGAAAAAGTAAAAGATTATCTTTTATCAGAAAACCCAGAGAAAAATGAATATACATTAAAGGAATTGTCCGAGGCTGCATTAAAAATTGGTTATGCTAACGGACAAGGTGTTAATAAAGGATTGGATAAGGTTAGTCATGGTGTTTATAATATTACTGGTGTAGTGGTTCCATTAAAACGTGAACCAGTATTGCCTGTTAATACTGTTGGTCCTGAACCAGTTGTTGAACGTGTTCAACAACCACCATTGCCTGTATTTAAAACGTCATATGTTCCACAAGTAGATCCTAACTTTGTTAAGTGGGGTGCTTATAAAGACATATTGAAGATTATTAAATCAAAGTTTTTCTATCCTATCTTTGTTACTGGTTTGTCTGGTAATGGTAAAACTATGATGGTAGAACAGGCTGCTGCTAATGCTAAACGTGAATTCATTCGTGTTCAGATTTCACCAGAAACAGATCAAGATGATTTGATTGGTGGTTTCCGTCTGGTTAATGGTGATACTGTTTTTGAAAAAGGTCCAGTAGTAAAGGCTATGGAACTTGGTGCCATTCTCTTGATTGATGAGATTGACCGTGGTTCTAATAAGATTATGGCTCTTCAAGGTGTTCTTGAGGGTAAACCCATTGTTATTAAGAAAACTGGTGAATTGATTGAACCGAAACGTGGTTTTAATGTGATTGCTACTGCAAACACAAAGGGTCAAGGTTCTGAATCTGGTAAGTTCTCTGCTGCTACAATTATTGATGAGGCGTTTCTTGAACGATTCACGATTACAGTAGAACAACCATTTGCTCCAGTTGTTACTGAAGAAAAGATTTTAATGAACCACATGAAGGCGTTTGGTAAGGTTGATGTAGAGTTTGCTAAACTGTTGGTGTCATGGGCAGATGGTATTCGTAAGACGTTTTATGATGATGGTGTTGATGATGTTATTTCAACTCGTCGTTTAGGACATATTGTTCAGACATATGCAATTTTTGAAGATCGTATGAAGTCTATTAACTTAGCCATTTCACGATTTGATGAAGATACCAAAAATACTTTCATGGAATTGTATACTAAGTTTGATGCATCAAGTACTACTGATGATGTAGAAGAAGTTAATGCTCCATTTAATACTAATTTAGAAGTAGGATAAGGTTTTCTCCGAGGGTGTGTTTATGGGAAAAGGTAATGATATATAAGTTGTATGTATTAATTGTTACACTTTTCCCATTTTTTTTAATATATGTGTTGTATATTCATGTATAAAATATATTGGACTTTGTTGTTTATGTTTATTTTTATTTTGTATATGACTGTTACGTTTACAATTAGATTTGGTGTATAATAATGAAATTATTTGATTGGTTTGGATTTAAATTAGAGATAGAGAAGGTAGAAACAAAGGTGCCTGTTTTGACAGTTCCTGAATTAGATTTTGAAGTTGTTGGTAATGGTAATGTTGGTGCTTTAGTAACTCCTGTTCATGAATCTGATTCTAAATATGGTGTAGTTGGTATGGTTACATCTGAAGATGATGTTATGGTTCGTGTTTTATTTTTTGAAGATGGTTCACACACCACTTGGCATTTTGAGAATTTAGAATTACTTGAAGATATGAAGGATTGGATTCCGTTGATGAGTAAATCTAATCAGGAAGGATTGAAGGAACTATTATAATTTTATAATTTTATAATATTATAAATATAATGTGATTGCCATAAGGGGTCACATTTTTTCAACTTGCTTTTTTATAAGGAGTCTATTATGACAAATACAAAATTTCCATCTATATTTCCATACTCACAGATATCAATTGGTATGGATCGTGCAATGAAACAGTTAGAAGAGTTGTCTACTTCTCAAGCTCTTTCTAAATATCCACCTTACAATATAGTTAGGGTGAATGTGGATAAGTATAAGATTGAATTGGCATTAGCTGGTTTTGCAAAAGACGATATTATAGTTGAATATTATGATTCATTACTAACAATAAAATCTAATGATCAACAACATAAAACAGATGTGACTGATTATTTACATCATGGTATATCAAGACGGTTGTTTAATAAAGAGTTCACGTTGTCGGTTGATATTGAGATAGTTGATGTTTTAATGGAGAATGGTATGTTAATTATTAATCTGGAACGTATTGTTCCTGAAAGTAAAAAAAGACGTACTATTGACATTAATTAGTAGGGAGTAATATGATATGCGATGGGGAATGTATAGATTACAATATATGATTACCATTATAGTTATGGTGATATTGTTTATTTTTATGGTGATGATATCTGAATTTTGTTTTGTATCATTATCTGATGTTTCTTATCGCATAGTTACGTGTGGCGATAAACAAGTAATGTTTTATTAATGGGGGTTGTATGAAAATAACTAAGAATTTTAGTATGTCCGAATATACACGGTCATATACTGCTAGACGTAATAATATAGATAATCAGCCACCAGAGGCATTATTACCTATTATTACTAATCTCTTTGAGAATGTGGTGCAATTGGTTAGAGATGAATTTGGACCAACCAGAATTAATTCTGGATATAGGTCAGAACAATTAAATAAGGTTGTGGGTGGTTCTGCTAGGTCACAACATTGTTTAGGCGAGGCTGTTGATTTAGAAGTTAGGGGTATTAGTAATAAGCTTGTTGCAGATTGGATTATTACTAATTGTAAGTTCGATCAATTGATTTTAGAGTTTCATACTGAAGGTGATGATGACTCTGGGTGGATACACGTATCGTGTAAGGGGAATTTAGATTCTAATCGTAGTGAATCGTTAGTGTCGTATCACGATTCTTTAGGTAGGGTGAAGTACGATGTATATACAGGGTGATTCTAAAGTATATTTTCAAAGTATGCCTAATGAGTATAAGGTAGTTAATGGTGTCGTTTCAAGAACTATACCAGATGTTAAGCATGTATCAGATACTAAAACGGTAGATAATTCTCTTAGAAATAAGATTAAGGATGCACAAATACAGACATATATGGATATATTAAAGGGGAAGTATATTGATGTGAATGTATAGTTAATATTTTATCATGGATAGATAATAATAATAATAAAAGGAGAGATAATATGTTAGCTGAGTTGGCTATAGCGAATGCGGCATTTAGTGTGATTGCCGAAAGTATATCACATGGTAAGGATATTTTTGAATTAGGTGATCACTTATCAAAGTTTTCAGATGCTGGACGAGAAATAGATAAGAAAGCCAAGTTGGCAAGAAAGGGTTCTGAACAAGAATCTGACCTTGAGTTGTTTATGGCACAAGAGTCAATGAAAAATAAAAGAGAACAACTGAAGGAATTGATGATCCGAACTCGCCATATGATGTGGGACGATTTTTTGCGGTTCGAAGGTGAACAACAGAAATCACGCGAACGAGAACGTATTATGATTGCGAAAAAGAAGGCCGAGACTACCGAATTGATTATAACGGTTTTCGCATGGGTTATTGGATTTTGTATTATTGGTGGTGCATTATTTGGGTTATTACCAATGATATTAAATCGTTGATGATTATTTGAGGTGGATATATGAAGAAGAAATTAATAATTTTTTGTGAGTTGGTATTAATAGTCTTATTTGCTTTTGCAGTACAGACAACTATGATATTTTTAGTTCCAACATTAATGGAGTGGGGTATATTATAATGAAGAATAATATGGAAAAAATTAAAGGCATTGGTATTATATTAGGTGTTATATTTTGTTGTATATTATGGGCATTGGTTGGTTCTATGCTTGGAAAATTTATATGGATGTAATTGCATCAGATGAGGTTGTTGCAAAACGACTTAAAATATGTTCAAAATGTGAACATATAATGACATCGATTGCTAAGGTAAAATTATGTGGTAAATGTGGTTGTGTTATTAAAATGAAAACTAAAATGAAACGTGCTACGTGTCCAGTTAATAACTGGTAATTATAGGGAAATAATATATGATAGATGAATCAAGGTTGATTGGTTCTTTAACAAATGATATGATACCAATTGTTAAAGTTTTAATGGCTGGTATTATAGCGGTATGGGTAAAGGATTTTTTATCATCTGCTGCTAAAGGGATTTCCTTTTTCTTGAATAGGTCATTTGGGGAAGGGGATAAAGTAAAGGTTGATGATTCAGATGCGATTATTGTGAAGATAGGATTGACACAAACAGTATTTTCTATTATTAAGGATGATGGTGATTATGTTTGGAGATATGTACCAAATGAAATGATACATCTTTTAAAATTAGAGAAGGTTATATATGATGCGGAGTCTATGAATAATAAAAAAAGCATTGACGAAAATAGTGGATTAATTAATAATAATAAAGAAGATCTTAAAGCTCATATTGAAGGGAGATATGAAAACCCATGAAAAGTTTTAATCGGTTTATAAATGAAGGAAGGAATACATGGTATAGAGGTCACAAGAAAGGCGAAACTGTATCACAATCAAGGTCTGCTATTATGTGGATATCACAGTCTAAAGAACACGCTAAAGGATATGCGGATCAATTTGGTGCAAATCAGGGTGAAGTGTCGGAGGTTGAATTTAACGCAAAGTCTAATGAGAAATATACCTTTGCAGTTATTAGGATAAATCGAACTGGTGAAGTTAAAGATATCATTGATGGTATAGGTAAGAACTATGGTCATTCGTCTAATGACAACCCACCTAAACCAGAGTCAGATAAGACGGATAAACTAAAACAAGAAGTATTATATCATTTTTCTAATAAACGATTAACATTGGATAAATTCTTTTATAAAGTGGGATCAGAGAAACTTATAGCATGGCTCAAGTCATTAGGATACAAATACATTCATACGGATGAAAATGGTATACAGACAATCGGTATTATTAAATGAAATCATATGATGAATTTACTAAAGAACTATTTCTAGAGGATTTAAGTAAATCCGACTTAGATGCGGTGGAACGAATGGCAGATAAGTTATTTGCTAAAGTTGGTATTGATGTTGAATTTACAAGGCATTTTCTAGATAGAGTAAATGATGCTCGTAATAAGAAACCTATTTCATCGGCTGAACTTGTACGGATATTCAAGTTAACTTATAAGAAACATGGTAAGAAGATATCTAAACTGGGAGATGATGCCCAACGAGTATTACATGATATTAATTCACATGTTAATATACCATTTGTATTGAAGTGGGATGAAAAGAATCAAGAGTTCGATATGATTTCAAAGACAGTAATGAGAAAGACTAATTTTAAGACAAGTAATCCTAAATTGGATGTTTAATAATTGAATGGGAGAAGTTTATGAGTTATACAGTTTATGAACCATCAGTATCTAGATTACAACGTTGTGATTTAACAGTACCTGGATCTAGTCCGAAAATGTTTGAGAAGGCATTAAATTCTGATGCCGATTTTGTATTTTTAGATTTAGAAGATTCAGTTGCAGAACCAGATAAAATAAATGCACGTTTAAATGTGATTGAGGCTGTTAATACTCTTGATTGGAAAGGTGCGAACAAAACTATATGTGTTCGTATTAATGGACTTGAAACTGGTTATTGGTTAGATGATGTTATACAATTAGTAGAACATTGTGGTGAGAACTTAGATACTATATTAATACCAAAAGTAGGTGTATATGATGATATATATATGGTTGAATGTATTATTAATACACTAGAGATAAAACATGATTTGTATCAACATATCCAGTTAGAGTGTCTAATAGAAACTGCTCTAGGTATGTCTAATGTTGATGAAATTGCAAGAAAGAGTGCTAATTCTAGGTTAGAATCCATGCATTTTGGAGTTGCTGATTATGCGGCGTCTACAAGAGCAAGAACTACTAATATTGGTGGATTGAATGAGAATTATCCAGGAGATCAATGGCATTCTGCATTAAGTAGGATGGTAGTTGCGTGTAGAGCATATGGATTACGTCCAATAGACGGTCCTTATGGGGATATTAAGGATACAGAGGGATATGTACTTGCTGCTAAGCGTGCTGCTGCTCTTGGATGTACTGGTAAGTGGGCGATTCATCCGTCACAAATTCCACTTGCAAATGAAGTATTCACACCATCAGATGAAGAAATACGCATGGCTGACAGAATACTTGATGCATTATATAGAGCATCTAAAGAAGGGCATGGTGCCGCATCACTTGATGGTAAAATGATAGATGTTGCTTCTGAGAAAATGGCAAAAAATATATTAGAAATGATTACTACTATAAATAGTAGAAAGGACACATATGAGGATTAGAAGTTGAAGTCGTTTATAGATTACATATTAGAATTAGCCAAACGTGATTACAAAGATGAATATAAGAAATTTCAATCATCTGCGAAACGTAGAAAGTATAGAGCCGAATTAGTAAAGTATAATAGAGATAAAGGCACATATGGTAATGGTGATGGTAAGGATGCATCTCATAAAAAAGGTAAGATTGCTGGGTTTGAATCTGAAAAGAAAAACCGTGGACGGTCTGAGAAAAGTAGATTAAAGGGTTCTAAACGAAAAATAAAATAAAGGGGAAAAACTATGGCAAATTTAATAAATGTATTAGGAGAAGAGATAACTTTAGCATCGGCAACTCATGTTGATTTTGCAAGAGTTGTACGATTGTTGTCTACTCATACATCAACAGTTAAAGTTCTTATAAAACGTGATACAGTAACGGTTGGTTCATTTACTATTCCAGATGGTGGGGAGATGTATATTGAGAAAAAACCAGGGGATGAGTTATCCGCAGTAGCAAATGGTTCTAGTGTGTTGATGACTAAAATATCTTATAGTCATTAGGGGATATGGTATGAAGACATATAAAAAATTATTAGAAGATATTGAACCATTAAATGAAGTAAAATTTCCATGGGTTGTAGTAGATACTGCTGATGATAATAAAGTGGTTGCTATGGCATCAGATGAATCAGATGCAAAAGATTCAATTCGTAGTGCTGAAAGACCACCAATGAATATTAAAGATAAGTCTACTTTGAAAATAGTTAAGACCAGAAAAAAACAACATGCTGGTATGCCGTTAGTTGAGGGTCAATACAGTAAGAAAGGCACCAAGAAATTTCATGTGAAAACGGATTCTGGATCATGGGATTCTTATTTAATAGATGGACTTAGACTTAAAATAAATGGCAACGAGGTTCGGTTGGTTACTTCTAGTGGTGTTCCTAATAACCTTGGTAATATAGGTTTCAATATGAAACCAGAGGGTTCTGATGCTTCAGTAAGAAAGATTATACGTGATGCTAATACAAAGCATAAGGGCGATATGGCAAAGGTTGCTAAAGAGATATCATCTAAAATCAAACTAAAAGTAGAAGTCATAGGTACTGTAAAGGAATCTGTTGAACTACTAGATGAGACATTAAAGGATTATTTTGATAAACAGGTAAAGTCACAAGAGGATGCTAAGAAATTATCTAAATCACAACTTGCCACTCTAAAGAAAGAGTATGCTAAAGTAGATAAGATTGACCCAACTACACCGGCATATAAGAGAATGAAAAATAAACTTACTTCATTGCCAACTGTGGTACTTCAACAGATTGTTGATGCAGAGATTAAGTTTCTTCAATGGGATGCTAAAGATATAATTAAAGGACGAAAGTCATGAAAACATATGAAGAATTATTAAAAGATATTAAACAAGTAGAAGTAGTTAGAGAGGGTGATGAACTTAAAGGTTGGATTGCGATTTATAAAGGCAAAAAACTTGAAATCAAGTTAGACAAAGATGCTGATTCTTTGTATGGTGCTAAGAAGTTTGCAATGAAAGAACTTAAAGTACCTAACTCTAAGAAAGGACTACTTTCCATTGCACCGGCATATTAGGGGTATGATATGAAAACATTTAAGAGATTTAATGAGGCACGTGGAGATGATAGAGTATTGGCGTCTATCATAACGGCTTGTATAAAGAAGGAATGGAGTTTAACTAAGCGTGATGTTGTATATTATGATCCTGATGCCAGTCAGACAAGAAATGGTTTAAAACCTGGTATATTTGATTTATATGGTGCAGTTAGAATATATGTTGTAGAGAATGACTCTGGTGACTTTGGGTATGATTACGAGTTAAAATAATGGCAGTATTTAAGAATGATGATATATTAAAAGGATATTTTGCAAAGGTTCGAGAAGATATTGAATCAGGAACTGCTATTAAGATTGGGAAAGATGGTAAAGGTAAAAGTGATAAAATTGCACCCCAAAAAGGTATTGAATGGCCGAAAGAAGTTAAATTTGATAAAAAGATATTTGCTAAATTAGGTTCATATGATGAGAAAATTCTCAAATCCAAACTTGAAAATGATAAAGGGGGCGATTATTTTCAAGTTGAAGGTTCAGATGTTATCTATACATGGAGGTCTATATACAAAGGTGCTTATTCAACCGGAGGATCCGGTGGTGGAGCAAAAATAACAGAAATTACTGAATCTCTACAATGCTATTATTGCTCATATTTATATAATACATCTGGAATTACAAAACTTAAAGGGACAAGGGTTACAGAAACACTTTTAAAAACAACTGCCAATTACTGTGATACTAGATTGCCGCTTGCGACATTATATAAGGCATCTCCTGAAGAATGGCATGACAGTTACATAAAGACAGCAAATGCCCTTTATAAATCTACAGCGGGTAAGAAGTTTAGTAAACCCGTATACTTTCATCGAGGTTCTAAGTTCATGGATGCTGTGTATGCTAGAAGAAAACGATGCATGGATCATGATAAAGACTTAGCTAAAGAAAAAAATATTTCAGTTCAAGCACCATCAACATTCTCTAATGACAAATGGAATCCTGGTGATATATGGATGTCAACACTATCTATGTCATCACCACACCCATTCCCCGATAAGGGTGAACTATGGGAAGGGAAGTTGGGTGTACATACTTGTGATTGGTATGCACTTCAATCTGCTGTATATATAGCTGCTCGTAGAGGTATTACCATGGGAGTATCACTCAAGAAGATTGGTAAGGATGGTGCAAAAGTTCAAGAATATAATGGTATTAGAACAAAAAGAGATACTGTGACATATTTAGGATTTACTTTTGGAACAAACGGTGATTTCTTTTCATCTACTGATATATATCTATATTTTTCTGGTGGACAGAAGATGCAACTACGTTCATTTAATGGAACAACATCATGGCAGGGTGAGATAAAGGGTGGTGCAGCTGCTGGTGGTAAAATAGGTGGTGGTGGTGTTAATTATTATACAGAAAAGCATTTT